GCCCTCGCACAGGGTCCGGATTACCAATTCTGTCTGACTTTCGGCCAGCAATGGCCCGTCACGTACCGAAGTACGCATCCAGGACATCCAGAAGAGAGAATGCCAGAGTTCTATTGACATCGTCTTTAGATACTTTAAAAGAATCCACCTTGCAATCGAGCTTCTTGCTCTTTACGGAAATTAATATCCATATTGTGCAAGATTCGCGAATAAAGCAAGTTGGCCTCCTTCCACTTGATCTCTTGACTCTTCCATCCTAAAGATGGCGGAGCCAATATATCAGAGTAGGAACCTATTCTTTCAAGGTAACCGGCAGAAAACATTCTTACCTTATGAAGGGCAAGAAGTCTCTCTCTCGATTCCTCGAGATCTCTGCGGTACTTCAACCACAGAAGCCAGTAACCTGGGGACCAAATTCCACCAAACGCTTCAAGAAGCGCTGGGCGAAATTTGTTGAAAGCACAGTAGTTATCATATCTTTCATCAAAGAGTGATATCTCCTGTTCAATAGATTTTATATTGTTCTGAATGTCGATGGATATCGAATCTCTAAGAGATTCACCAAAGACAAGCAAGAACATATCTTCCACTGGTATCCCGAAGTTAGATACGTAAAGCATGTCTGCCTTACGTGTATTTCTAACGGACGCCAGTTTAAGAAACTTAGGTCCGGTTCCATATGCGTAAAGACGAGAATACCAGTCTAGCAGATTTCTGCTATGCTGGCTCCCTTTAAGCGGAACCGCCAATGGACCTAGGATTGCCCAAAAAGATAAAAATATGAATGGTCTAATTTTATTAGGCATTCGTATTAATATCTCTTGAACAAATTCAACGGTGTCGATATATCCTTTGGATATAGCTTCTCGTAGAAGACCAACAGAGTTATGAGGATTTCTCATCGCATCCAGGACAAGTCCCGGACCGATAGGAGATATCTCACCATAGGGAGTAAGCCAACGTTTCGCAAATTCTACAATGTCGTTAGACACTATAGATTTCGAAAGGTTGATCTCAACCCCTAGTTCTGCCATAATCTCTAAGTAGTTAGCGGCAACAATATCATGATTAATCACGATGTCATCACCGAGCACTACATAGTGCGAGAAACCTTTGATACCAACTCTTAATGCAGCGAGTCTCACTATAACATGATGTGTTACAGCAAGCATCCCCCAAGAAGAGTAAGCACCCATCGGTTGACCTACAGCATAGCGAACTTCTTCGCCTCTGTATAACCAACTGAAGTCCAAAAGATTTCGCCAGACTTTTCCATTTACTTTACATAGTGTTAATATATCACTTTGTATTTCAATAGGTAATCTGTCCGTTGCG